ACTAAATCTTGGGGAACTGCAACACCTAAAAGATTAAATGATGAAAACGCAGTAGATGAAGATGGTAATAATTTATTAGATGATGATGGCAACCAAGTAATTAACTATGGTTTAAAAACTGAAAAGAAAAAAATAGTTAAACAACAAGCATCTGGTTTATTAGCACCTACTGATTGGTATGTAGTTAAATCAACTGAGGTAGCTGACTATGATGTTCCAGCAAATATATTATCTTTTAGAGCAGATGTTAGAACTAAATCAAATGAAATGGAAACTATGATTGATAACTGCACAACAGTTGATGAACTAAAAGCATTATACGAATACACAGAACAAGAAGACGGAACAATAACAAGACCTTTACCTGAATTTCCAAAAGAGGTTATATAATGCCTTTAATCATACCAAGTAATTCAATATCTGATGGTGGATATGTAGTAGATAATTCATGTAGGTTTGATGATGGAAGTTCAGATTATTTAGAAAGAACTGCTGGAAGTACAGGGAATAGAAAAACTTTAACTATTTCTTATTGGTTAAAAAGAAGTAATATAACAACAGCTAATTCACAGGGTGTTTTAAATGCTGGAATTTTAACAGATGGAAATAATCATAGTTTTTGTGGTTTTCAATTTTCTACTGATACAGCAATAATTCAAACTACCACAAGTAATTCTAATGTTATGTCTTTACAATCTAATGCTTTATTCAGAGATGTTTCTGCATGGTATCATTTTGTATGGAAAGTAGATACTACACAAGCAACAGAATCTGATAGAGTAACATTATATGTTAATGGTGTTGAATTTTCTTTAACAGGAACATTTCCATCTTTAAATCAAGATACATGGTTTAACTATGCAGATACACATACTGTTGGAACTAGATTTACAAATTATTTAAATGGATATTTAACAGAAATGATTTTAATAGATGGCACAGCACTAGACCCAACATCATTTGGAGAATTTGACGAAGACACAGGAATATGGAAACCTATTGATGTATCTGGTTTAACCTTTGGCACAAATGGATTCTATTTAGACTTTGAAAACTCTGGTAGTCTAGGTGCAGATGTATCAGGTAATGGAAATAACTTTACTGTAAATAACCTTACAGCAATAGATCAATCTACTGATACTTGCACAAATAATTTTGCAACATTAAATCCTTTAACAAAATCATCAGCAACTTTTTCAGAGGGTAATTTAAAACAAGGTGGTGCTGGTGCATCAGCAGTAGCAACTTTTGGAGTTTCAAGTGGTAAATGGTATTTTGAACAAAAAATTTTAGGTGGAAATAACGAAGCACATTTAGGATTTGCTTTAGAAAATTCTAGTATATTTAAAGATAATGTTACAGGAAGTACAGTAAGAGGTTCAGGTTATGTTAGTTTATATTCATTTGATGGTAAAATTTATAATGAAGGTTCTGCAACTTCTTCATTTGGTACTTTTTCTGCAAATGATATTATAAGTTTTGCATTAGATGTTGATGCTGGAGATATTTTTTTATATCAAAATGGAACACTTTTAAATAGTGGGAGTGCAGTTGTAAGTGGTAAAACAGGAAAAACTTGGTTTCCTTTTGGTAATTTTGATGCTGGAAATGTTACAGGAATTGAACATAATTTTGGTGGCACACAAACTTTCACAATCTCATCAGGAAATAGTGATGGTAATGGTTATGGGAATTTTGAATATTCTGTACCATCAGGATATTATGCACTTAACACAAAAAACTTAGCCGAATATGGATAGGATATTATTATGAGTTACACAAATGGATTAGATAAACCAACAGATTATTTTAATACTGTTCTTTGGACAGGAAATGGTAGCACTCAATCCATAACAGGAGTTGGATTTCAACCAGATTGGATATGGGGTAAAAATCGAAGTGATACAAACTCACATTGGGTTAATGATGTAATTCGTGGTGTAGATATAAGACTTGTTCCAAATGCAACAGATGCAGAAGATAATCCTGGCACAGATATTGTTACTTCATTTGATTCAGATGGATTTTCATTAGGAAGTAACACAGAGGGTAACAAAAGTGCAAATAATTATGTAGCATGGAATTGGTTAGCCTCAAACACAACAGCCTCAAACACAGATGGAACTATAACCTCAACTGTTAGTGCTAATACTACAAGTGGATTTAGTATTGTGTCTTATACAGGAACAGGAAGTAATGCTACTATTGGTCATGGGTTAGGTGCTGTTCCAAAAATGATAATTGTTAAATTAAGAAGTAGTGCTGGAGATTGGACAGTTTATAATTCTGTCATAGGAAATACAAATTTTTTAAGATTAAATGGTACACTTGCTTCTACCTCACAAGCAACATATTGGAATAATACAAGTCCAACATCTTCTGTTTTTACTGTAGGTTCTGCTGGAGATGTTAATACTTCTTCAGGAACTCATATAGCGTACTGCTTCGCAGAGAAAAAAGGATTCTCAGCTATGGGGTCGTATCAGGGTTCAGGAAATTCGGATGGCCCTATGATTTACACAGGATTTAAACCAGCTATGGTTATTTTTAAAAGGACTGATTCAACAAGTAATTGGACTATATACGATACTACAAGAGATTCTTTTAATGTTATGGAAGATAAATTACACCCTAACACATCAGGTGCAGAATCAGATTTTACAGGGTTAGATTTTTTATCTAATGGATTTAAGTTTAGAACAACAGAGCCAACTTTTAACGCATCTGGTGCAACATTTATCTACATGGCATTTGCTTCCAATCCATTTGTTACATCTACAGGAATCCCAACAACAGCGAGGTAATCATGCAATTATCTAAACATTTTACTTTAGAAGAATTTGAGAAATCACAAACTGCTACAAGAAAAGGTATTAAAAATAAAGCTGGTTCTGGAGAGATTAAAAACTTAGGCGATCTTTGTTATGAAGTATTAGAGCCTGTAAGAATTAAATTTGATAAGCCTGTAACTATTACATCTGGTTATAGATCAGAAGAATTATGCGAAGCAATAGGCAGTAAAAAAACATCACAACACACCACAGGCAACGCAACAGATTTTGAAATAGCTGGAGTGTCTAATCTTGAGGTAGCTTTGTGGATTGAAAACCATTGTGACTTTGACCAATTGATCTTAGAGTATTACACAGGCGAACCTAATAGTGGGTGGATTCATGTATCATACAAAGATGGCTCAAATAGAAAACAAGTATTAACATTTGATGGAAAATCATATACTAATGGATTACCTGAAGCAAAATGGTCAGGTGGAAAATTAACTAACTAATAGGAGAATACTATGCCAAGAGGAATGGGAACTTACGGAAGTAAAAGAGGAAGACCAGCTAAAAAGAAAAAAGATAAAATGAAAAAGAAGAAGAAAAAGTAATGGCTACAAAGAAACCTATATATGCCAAAGCTAGACCAAAGAGATTAGGAAAACCTAAATCTTTTAATAAAAAGTCTAAGGCTTATAAATCAGCTAAAAGAAAAGCTGATAAGAAGTTTGGCAAAAAGGTTTCTCTGTATAAAAACATCTTCATTTCACAAGCTATCAAAAAATATAAGCCTAGAAAGAAAAAGAAATGAGTTTATTTGACAATACATTTGCACCAATAGGACTATCTATACAAAGAGGTAATGTTGGTAATTTTAGTGGTGTACATAAATTTGGATTAAACACTTCTGTGGGAAGTGGTGCATTTGAAACAGTATGGGATGGAAACAACACATACACTTACCCATCTTCTTCTGGTACAGCAACAGCAACTTCATCAGATTCAGATGACAATACAGGAACAGTTAAAATATTTGGCTTAGATTCTAATTATGATTTAGCAGAAGAAACTTTGACTATTGGTGGTAGTGCTGGAACAGTATCTTTTATTAGAGTATTTAGAGCAGTAATGATAACTGCAAATACTGGAACTTCTAATGTTGGAACAATTACAATAACAGTTTCATCTACAACTGTTGCTCAAATTCGTGCTGGTTATGGCCAAACTTTAATGTGTGTTTATACTATTCCTAGAAAATACAATGCCTACTTAATGCAAATAGATTTAGGTAGTTCTAAAGATTTAGAAAATGAAATTAGATTTATTTCAAAAGAAATAGACAATGGTAATGTTTGGAACACAAAAGCATTTATAACTACAAGAGGTGGATTTGTAGAAAAAAATTATGCTGTTCCTGTAAAATTTACAGAAAAAACAGATTTAGAATTAATTGCTAAAGCTAGTGCAACATCATCAGTTAGTGCTGGATTTGAATTAATCCTAGAAAAAGTAGATCAAAGCTAATGACTAAGAAGCCTAGAACAACAGGAGAACATATTGTTTCTTTGTATGGTCATGTCACAGGATTAAAAAAAGATATATCTACAATTAAAAATAATCATCTTGCTCATATGCACGAAGATATAGAAAAGATTGATGAAAAGTTAGATAAAAAATTTGATAGCCTGAACAATTTAATTATGTATGGAGTTGGTGCTGTAGCTTTATTGTTTATTGCCCAAGTGCTTTACTTTTTATCAAAATAATATACAACACATAATTGTATGATTTACAAATCAGTTTTGATTATCAGCGATACTCACATACCCTACCATGTACCAGAATTAATACCTTACTTAAAACTGTTAAAGAAAAAATATTCATTTGATAAAGTAATTCATATTGGAGATGAGTTAGATAAACACGCATTATCATTTCACGATTCTGACCCTGATCTTCCTAGTGCTGGAGATGAATTAAAATTATCTTTACCTACTGTGCATGAGTTAGAAAAATTATTTCCACAAATGGATTTGATGGACTCTAATCATGGAAGTTTAGTTTTTAGAAAAGCATTAAAACACGGAATACCAAAAGCATATTTAAGAAACTATAATGAATTTTTAGAAGTAGGAAAAGGCTGGAAATGGCATGATGATTTAACAATAGATACACCACTTGGTAAGGTTTATTTCTGTCATGGTAAAACTGCTGATGTATTAAAATTAGCACAAAGCATGGGAATGTCATGTGTTCAGGGACACTATCATAGTTCAATGGGTTGTAGATGGTACGGCAATAGTTTAGGCCTATATTACGGACTTCAAGTTGGTTGCATGATAGATAATAAATCTCTAGCATTTAGATATAACAAAGTTCAAAAAGCTAGACCTTTAATTGGCTGTTCTGTTATTAAAAATGGACTTCCAATAATAGAACCTTTTATTAAGGATAAATCTGGCAAATGGATAGGTAAATTACTCTAATATATGCCTTTAAAACGCCATAGAGCCACAGAGAGAGCCATAGATAAGCAAATAGGTGGCAATCATTATAAAGGCAAAATACAGCCTATAGAATTAATAATTTCACATAATTTAGACTTCATAGATGGCAATATAGTTAAATATGCAGTTAGGAATAAAAAAGGCGAGAATC